CTCTACTCTACTGTGGGTAACTTTTGCTGCTGAGGCAAACCCTTTCCTCTCATCAATTACATCCCATTCATATACTCATGCAACTCCTGATAGTATTGTTCTTCTGTATCAAATTGCCTTCCATGTATTACACAAGGAAACTCTTTCTTTTGAAACATTGTTGATACGACTTCGCAGTCTTGCTTATCATAACCCATTTCGATGAGGTTGTTAATGTAAGGGTTGTTTGAAGTGTTGTTCATACTATAGAAACGCTTTAGAGGGCCGGGTTTTAAAAAAAAAGTTTTTATCTCGTAAGTATACTAATTCACACGAATAACTTGATGAGTATTAAAGTCATAGTATTTGATATGTTTAGTAACCTGATTCAGTTCTACTTGAGATATAGTCGCACGTTTGATATTAATACCATTTTTATGATTACCTAGTAATCTATATGCTGTTTGAAATGATGTGGTTTCTGGGAATGATATAAAAGTCTCCATTGTGTTCTTCTTTCGTGTAGAGCGAGAAACTTTAATGATCATAACAGAATGAGAATAAGGACGATTGAGTAGAATTGAGAGTAGACCTTTGCCCACTCTTTCTTAGTTTTGATCATGCGAAAGTGTAACCATTAACAAAATCATCAGCATTGAAGACTTTGCTTTGTCCTGCCTGTCCTACAAACTTTCTTACATACCAGACGAAATCCTTTTGGAATACTCCTTCGCCAGTGATGCAGAACTCATCACAAAGTGCATTCAAACGACTCTTAGTTGTAACTGACTGCCAGCCACCATCGAAAATTGTCATGGTGTCGTCTGTGACTTCTGCAATCTTATTGCCATGAAGACGTACAATAGAGGTGCTGGTGGTCTCATCAAAATAAACTGCTGTATTGCCTGAACTCCAATTGCGGTTAGACTGGATGGCGGCATTCATTTGAGTTTCGATCTTACGCATGATTTTGGTTTTTTTTGAAGTGGGTTGGGTTCTTACACTATAGGGACACTTTACAAGGCCGGCTTGAATCACATACCGTCAATGCTTCTTTGAATTGATTCATTGCGTTCCTGAATAAGTTTTACCATATTGGAATCTAATAAGTCAATCATAAGATTAGCACCTAGAATCACAATCAGAACAGTAAATACAATTCTCATTTTAATCAACCTCCGAACATTTCATCGAATAGTGTCTGTCCTGATCGTTCATCATTATTCATTCTTTCATTCTCTCTCATATAAACAAGAAAGTTAATCTGTGATTGAATGTCATCAACTTCCCTTTGTATCTTTTCTTTCCGATAGTTCAATTCCATGATAGACTTGTTAATCTCAACTGTATTCATAGTTTTGTGAATTGTGAGTGAATTGAGTTGTTCTTTGATGCTCATACTATAAGGACACTTTAGAAGGCCGGCTTACCATCTCCTCCCATTTATCTACATCATAGAAATCAATGATCTCATCTTTAATCTCTTCTTCTGTTGCACTATCCATATCACCACGAACAACATCAAATAATAATCGTTCCATATCTTTATAATCCATGTTATCCAGAATCATTTCTGCATAACTATCTTTGATTTTTGAAAGTTGTTCTTCGTTCATGGTATTTCTTTGAAGTGAGTAAAGATGAGTTTTGATCAGTGACATTTAGTTATCAGGGAATTGTGCAAGTTTAGCATCAGCAAGAGCTGCAACCATAGTCCAAACCTTTTCACCACTGATCACATTTTCTTTGCAAAGATATTCTACTGAATCTTCAACGATTTCAAGGACTTCAATTGCTTGCATTTCGAGTTCGTTCATGATAATGTGAGGGTGAATGTTTTCTCAGTGATGACATTGAATTCATCGTCCATTGTTACATAATTCCACTCGTTGTCGTCTTCTCCCTCCTGATAGAGATGCAAAACACCTTCTGAATCTGTCTTGACATAACAGTCATCGAAATTCTCAGAGTCGAGAACATAACCTGATGAAATAAGTCCTTGAGTGAAAGTCATGATTTGTTCCTAATTTGGATGAGATTGGGAGTTAGTTAGTAACGTAAGTTTGTGCAATAGCATCAGACTTGAATCGTCGGCACAACTTAAACAATAGTTTCAAGTCATCCTTAATTACATATCGAAACGATGATGATTCAATCACAAACTTATCATCTTCCAACCATACTTGTGGGAGTTGTTTTTTGTAGATTGGGAAATCAGTTGGCATGATGTTAGTTAGTGGGGAAGTTTTTGCAGACTGCATCACCAACGAGTTTGAATCAATGCAGAGTTGAAAAGTTGTGGTTCTGTGTGCATATCAGTCACTTCATAGTTGTAACCCTCAACACGAGAATCAACCTCTTTCTCATATGATTCTTTGTTGATATATGACTTAGATTGTGGTGAATTCATGAATGTTACAGTTTTATACATCAGACGCTCACTGATACTTCCATCAGCATACTTGACGGGATAGAAGTCAACGATCATGTTTCCGTGTTGTGCTGTGAGTTGCATTTGAGAGGTTTGAGTGGTGGTTATACTAGAGAGACACTTTACAGGGCCGGCTTAGTCAAACTTGGCATTGACTCCAACAACATTTGCAGTAGGATTTCGTGCAAGTGCTGTTTTTTTCGCATCATTTGGATCTCTTGCAATTACTTCCTCCACAAAAACTTGACCTGCAATGTAAAGTTTGACTTCCCATTTCATAGTGATACCTTGTTTGATTTAAAAAGAAAAATTTAGATTAACCTGTATAATAGGCATTGCGGTAAAGATAACCACCTGCCCAATCACAGTTCTCTAGCACAAATTCACGTTCTTTGATGATTAACAGATTGAAACGTACACCTTTGGCAGGAGCTTTAACTGATGCTGGTTTGTATACTTCACCAGTCTTCCTATCAATGAAGGCATGGACTGATTCAGTCTTGCCATTGATACATTGCATCACTTTGTGATACTTACGACCGGAGATCAGTGCATAAGAATAGTTACGACCACTATTTGGATACTGACGTTGATGAGACTGTTGCAGTGCATCACACAGCATCAGAGAATACTTAGTGACACTCAGTTGAATGGAATTTTGTGCATCTTGCTGATTGCAATAGTCAGAAAATTCTTTGTTTAGTAAAGTGGTTGTCATGATGATAAAAAAGAGATAAGATTAATCAGAAGGGGCAACACCATGTTTCATATTGCTTCATAGTGATATATCCATCACGCTGAAGAAGATCGGTAAACACACCCCAAGAGAATCGCATGGAATCTTTATCAGTTCTGACCGTGTTAGTTACAGCAGTTTCAAGGAAGATGCGTTTTGCAGTTGCCTTAGTCATCGTTTTGGTGTTGCTCATACTATAAGGACACTTTACAAGGCCGGCTTTGATTAACTATGCAACTTTATTATCCGTCACACCATCCCATGACTTCACAACCTTCATCAGTTAGCATTTCTTCTTTGATACCATTTGCCTTACATACTTCCCAATCATCATATGTACAATCACGGAGATACTTTCCATCCTTATCATGCACTGAGGCATATTGTTGAATGTAAAGATCCCACTTCAATCCTCTCTCTTTATATTCATCATAGTAATCATCATCTTTATAAGAATTCTCCCAGTCAATAGGTTCAACATCCACACCTCTCTCTAACCCATACTTATCCACACATTCATCAGTTAGCCATAAGTAACCAGTGTGATTCTGATCCCAATTGTAATACTCTCCATCAACCTCATCTAACATATCGATGTCAGATTGTTCTGTTAAATCATATTCAGACATTTGCGAATCTCCTGTTGTTAAAATTTGCGTGTGAGAATTGCTCCCGGTTTACAAGTTTGAACATACCAAACTTGTTGGTCTTGACATAACCCTCACCACCACATTGCTCATTATCAATGTATGCTTTAGGTCCATTGTTACGCATCAAGAATAACATGTCATCTTTGATTGACTTGACGAGAGACCACAGACGCAACACATTCACATCAATGTCATTATCATTAGCAATTGCTTCTTGAGTGATGTCATCGATAGGAAACCCCTGACGAATGCAGGCATTAAGTTGTCTCTGAACTCTTTCAGATTGCTTTGAAGTCATGAACTCACACATAGACGACATTTGACGTGTAAATGCAACAATGGTATCAAAATCTTCATCAATTGACCAAGTTTTAGGTTTGACAAATAAGCAACGATCAGTGCTCTTAGGACAGAAAGTTAATGGAGAAGCAACAGCATCACGAAGATCATGTTCAGCTGTATAAACTGTGTGTGGTGCAATGATAATGTCCTGATCGATTATTTCATCAAAGACGTAAGTAATCGTATTGGGGCAAAAAATATCATCACCACCAAACCCAATAAAATCACCTTGAATAATCCCGTCGAAATCAGGAAGGTGATCAAGGCAATGGTGTAATATATCAGCAACATTGCCAACATGATTAACATCAATGTCAGAATGTGTTTCGTTAATCTTGATAAGTTTCTTGTTAAAGACCGATTTTGTACCAACAAAGAATTTGCCCGTCGCCGGATTTTTGCCCCATACAATCGCGGGAGCGCCATCGATCTTCGTAGATACTTCACCATTAGTTAGAAACCAATCAAGGACAGAAAGATCACCAGTCAGAATAGAATCTTCGGGGTGTTCTAGATGCGTGTTCTTCATACTATTGAAACAGTTTAGAGGGCCGGCTTTAGATAGGGAGTTTTGCTAGTGACTTTCCTTTACTATGTTTGGTGATAAAGTTAATTGCTGATTTACGATTGCGACAGGTTTTGAGTTGCTTTCCCTTGTGAATAATCACGAGTTGTGTAGTGCTACCTCCCAAAGGTACAGCAGCATATAAATTGGGATCTTCCCAATCTTTTCCAACTAAGAAACCAGTCTCTTTAAGCTTGGAATCTAAAATGTAAGGATTTGGTGGTTGTTTCATACGATAAACTGTTTTTCATAGTCCAGAAGTTGTGGGAGAAAAGTTACGTTCTCATCTGTTGGTTGTGCATCAGTCCATCTTACCTTATTCTCGGGACGCTTATACAATTTGATCCCAAGATGTTCATATTTCTTATCTGTTGGAACAAAGACTTTATACATCTCACCTCTCTTATTCTCAGTAAGTTGCTGTAATCTTCTATTCTCTGATTTGGTAACTTTAATTTTTGTGCAAGATGATATAAAAACCTCTCTGAATTTATCATAATCCATAAGATAGACCTCTGCATTATCCATCACAAACCTTCCAACGAATTGAGGGGAAAAACAATGATCATCTGTCCTTTCTGATGGACTATTCATTGCATTTTCACTGATCAATCCT